AATAAAGCTTTTCCAGCCTTGCTATGTCCTGCGGGGTATCGCAAGACTTCGGTTGTTTCAATATCGGTTGCATCGAAGGCTCTCTTAAATGGCGAAGGGTCAATGAACATTTTCTTAACCCAGTGATGACCTCTACCGCCGGGGTTGGTCGTAGCCCTCATGAATATAGGCAAGTCTGGTGCAGTGGACCGAAGACGACTTCGCATGTAATTCCATGCATATGGTGTGGCCCATTGTGTCAGTTCGTCAAAGCCTATCCAGCTAAATGCTAGACCCTGATAACGCAAGACATCATCATCTCTGTCGAGATACGACATCCACAACCTTGCACCAGATGGCGCAGTCCACTGCATTTTTCTTTCTGACCACTTAATACCGGGCCAGATTTTTGGGTACAACTCCTGCGACTTAAAGATCAGTTCTCGTAGTTCTTCTGTTGTGTGTCGCAGTAGCAATCCACTAAACTGTGGATGCCCCATGTAACGTAGTGGGTCAGCAAGCATGGCGTATGATTTACCACCACCTGCTGAACCACCATATAATACTTCACGTTCAGCTGCCGCTAGAAACTCTGTCTGTGGCCCAGCATTAGGTTTGAACAATACATTAGCATGTTGTTCAATTTCACTGCTGTCGTACTCAGGCGATATAGTTTCCTGTATCTTAACCGCTGCTGGCTTTTGAGCCGGTTCTTTGGCTACTGATTTCTTCCGCTTTGGCGATTGCCTTTTCCGCATATTCTGCCCACTTGCGGAGGCTTGCAGCTTGGTTCTTACGCTGTCGTTCATTAGCTAACCGTTTCCTTAAACCTACATGCGAGATGTATCTGCCAGTCTGTGTACTCAACCAATTGGCTACCTCACGATAGCTGTACTGATTTACGTGTGATCTAGCCTTCTCTAACAAGTCCAATTCAATTTGGATAGGTTGAAGAATGTCGGGGTCTTCATCATCCTGTTTATATCCGAATGGTACTGTACGTGCAATACGTGGGATAGGCACCCATTCGTTTTCTTCTTTAATGTCTGTTGGCTGTGGAAGTTTCCATTTGCCTATGCTTCTAGTCATCGTCTTCTACAATAACAGCTTTAGGTGGCATAAGCATAACGCCGCCACTTGCTTCTACCTGCATCTTCTCTGTCTTCACTAGACCTACACGATCAAGCAATTCTTTAGCTGCAGACATCTTATCACGAATACCCAGTTCAGTTGGGTCATACAACGCACCTGTCATCGCCATCGCCGCCTTCGGCGCATTACGTGCCATGTACATCTGAGTCGCCTCAAGTATCTCTTCTTTAATACCTTTAATAATTTCGTTAGTGCTAGAAGTGTCAGCATAGCCTGCCAGTTTCTTGGCAGCAACCATGTCACCACCAGCTTCATCAAACAAGACATCCAGAAACTTCTGTTGCCGTTCTGTTAGTTGTCTAGCCATTGTTTCTCTTCTTCATTGTAGGGCCACATGTTACTTGCCTTTGTTCTGACAAGCCTTAACTGCTTTACAGTTAGATGGTGTAGGGCAGGTTTTGCATATTTTAAATTCTTTGTCCATTAAAACTCTCCGTTATGCATTGCATTAGCTAACTTCACTGCACGTGATTTTACCTGATTTGCCCACCTGCTGTCAAGCATTTCTTTTGCTGCAATGTCGTATTTTTCTTCGTGGATAGCAGCCCACATATTTTTAAACTTACACAAACGTGGTACACCCATGTTAAATGCCATATCCATTAAGATAAGTTGACGTACACTGTCTAGCCTGTCTACGCAAGGGTGCGCACGTACCAGTTCTTCTTCGACAATCTGTACGTCATTCGTTGCTAGATAGACCGCATCAGCTTCTGTAATACCGTATTCATATACGTGGTCTATAGTAGGAATATCTAGGTCATCTAGTTCTTCCTTAGTAATACCACGGTCTTCTAGGTTCCGTCCGATACCAATGGTGTCAATACCAAGAGTATCCTGATACACTTGTAGCTTCAAGCCTTCGTGGGCTATTAGCTTTTCAATAAAGTTTTCTCTACGATACTTCATTTGCTACTACGTGATTCTGAAATACGATGGTTAGACTGTCCGGGGTGTTTACCTTCGTGGTTCATCCACACAGCGAAAGCCCCTGTCATTGCGCCAGTTACCACAGATACTAAACCAGCCTGTGCTGCACTGGGATCGGGTAAGGACATGAACCACTCGACTACACGCCAACTCATAAGTGTCATTATGAGCATCATAAATCTTGGCAACAGTTTCCATTCAAGTATCTTCTCTGCTGCCATTATTTCTTTCCAAAGAATTTAGTCGCTGAACGAACTCCAAAAGAAGCCGCAACAATAACTCCAAGTGAGTATTGATACCATTCAGGCATTTCGTTGAGTCTTGCGAAGCCATTTGCAACTACCTCTTCCATACCCGGTACAAATGCTAGGATTAGCGGAATACTGAAAAGTATGGTAAGCCACTCGTCTTTCCAAGACGAAGCCGAACTACGAGCCATTTCAATGTCCCAGTCAATCTCGCCAGTGGCCTTCTTTTCCATGATAGCTGCTTCAGCTTTCGCCTTTGCGACTTTAACTGACGATGTAGCTTTCGTTTCTTCGAGTTTTCCATTCATCCAACTCCCAGCTATATTAGCTATTGGACCTATCAGTGCTGTCCACATTATGCTCTACCTCTTCTGAACTTAGCGGTTTTCTTTTGTATCGCTTTAGGCTGGCTGACGAACTGCTTACCAGCACGAGTTCCTTCTCTTTTAGCACGGGTTGTAGCCGCATACTCCTGCGGCGATAACGCTTGTCTAGCCTTTTTTGGAAGATATCTTTCGCCCGTTGCTTTTGGCCCCTGAGTAGATGGCTTTCCACTTTTAGTACCCCATTCTTCTGCTGTCCAGCGTTTAAGACTTGCTTGTGGTTTTTTAAGTGTCATGGTTAAGTTATACCAGTTTTTAATTCAAATGTCAAGTAATTAATGCATAAGCCATAGCAGAAGCAGCTATTACAAAAATAAAAAATCCAAGTGCAATAGCAGAAACTATACCAACAGCAAGTACAATCTTAACTGTTTCCATCATTTCATTGTGTTTTTTTATTGCTTCACGTCTAGCTGCTGCTGCTGCTTCTTTTGCTTCCCTGATACGTTTGGCTCTTTCATCTAAAATAGCCTGCCACGTACCTGAACCAAACCTGTGGTCTACTAATCTGCGAACTTCAGCCACTTGCTCTGCTGCAAGTTTAGCATCAATCATTTCTTTAGCAACAGACTGTACACCAAACTGGTCAGCTAGTCTAACACCTGCTTTTTTATTGCTTTCTGCTTGTACTTGACTTTGACCCTGCAGCAATGCATCAATATCACTAGCTATAGAACTAATGTCTTTAGCAGTGTTTATGGTAGATTTAATTCCGTCTACGGCACTTTTTACAAGTGCTATGCCTGCAAGTGTTTCGGCAATCATGTTGGTTGGTTCCTACTTGGGTTGAGGCTTACATACTGCAGTTATCTTTAATCGTTTACCATCCTCCACTGGAACAGATCGTTGTCGGGACAATCTTTCAGCAAAGTATATGCATCTATCTATATCTTTAAATTTTTGTGTCTGGTCAATTAATGTAGCCCCCAGATATACTGTGAGTATAAACTCAATCATTGGTCTTGTAGCAACAGCAACTCTAGTCTTTGGATAGCCATTTTCATGTCTTGAATAGCATCCTTATCAGCATGACTGACTTGCATATTACTTACCGCAATACTTAGGTCATACGTAGTTTTAAGATTCCACCCAGCAAGGGCAACCATAATTGCCATTAAGCCAGCTACGAGTTGTCTTTCCATTAGTTTTTATATCCACCGCCTGCTGCCTTGTACTCACGTGCAAGCATCTGGGCTTTACGTGCTGACCACTGACCGGGCTTACCGCCCTTGCTGCCCGCTTTAATCTTTTCAAATAATCTTTTTCTCAGTGCGGGCTTAGTATAGTTGCCAGCTTCATTAACTCTACTTTTGCTCTTCGTTTTAGACTTCGCCGGTTTGCTAGCTTTTCTAGCTGCCCCACCTTTCGCAAGTTTTTGCTTTTTCTCCACGTCTGTAATTGTTCCTTTGTTGGCTGATGCGTAGAAGATTTGTTCACCCTTCTTCTCCCCATATTTTTTTGTCATAGCAGATTTAATCTTGGAACCTTTTGTTGTTAGGGGCATCTCCTTTAACTCCTCTGGGGTACGAATGTTTCTTCTACGTTAAACACTACAGTCACTGCACTGTTTGCACTAGCAAGACCACGGAACTTGTCAGCTTTGTATAACCACATAGCTTCTGTAATCTGTAACAAACTATTTGGAACAAGCGTTACTGTTTCAGCTAATGTGTAGTACGTTGCGCTTTGACTGTCGTACCAATCAAGACTAAACGTAACACTGCTAGATGAAGCGTTGTTTACGTAAATAGATTTAATGTTTGTTTCAAAATTTGCAGGCACTGTGTACAAGTCTTGATTGCTTGTAGTGAGTTCTACGCCTACTGTTCTATTTTTAGTTTGTATCATGGGGCTGTGTTCGCTATGTAAATGATATCGAAAGATGCTGCAACTCGTAGGTCAGCATTTGAACTGTCTGCAATGGCACGAAACTCAATGTCTGTTTTTTCTGGGATAGGCTGTGGGCATGTAATATCCAAATGATATGAACCCTCAAACAAATCGAACTTGTTTTGTGTGCGGAACACACCGTTAAATTCACGAGTGAGCATACGTATCGTGGCAACTTTATTGTTCTGTACCGTAA